TCGTCGGCCACTGCTCACCCAGGCGAGAGAACTTGATATCGTCAAGGGCCGTGAGACGGTTTTCCTTTTCCGCGTCGTGGCAGGCCTCATAAGCCTTGCGACCTTCGGACAGAAGCTCGTCGTCTTCATGTTCCTTGGTCTCGCGTGGTTCAAGTTCAGCCATCAAAGGGTAGCCCTTACAATTTTTCGAAGCTTACCGATGTACGAGGGGTCAACACCAAACCGCGCAGCAATGGCCAGGTGGCTTTCGCTTGACTTGGTGATCTGGACAGCCTCAGCCTTGGAAATCTTCTGCCGATACCGACCGCCACCACGCATCGTCCCGTGGGCTTTCGCATCCGCCATGTTCTCTATTGGGGTTGCCCAATAGAGGTGCTTAGGGTTTACGCAGAGTTTTTGCCCACATGCGTGTGCGGCTTGCATGCCTTTGCCAGCTTCACCATGCTGCAGTTCACAGACATGACGGTGAATGTCCTTACTGGTTTTTATCCCGCCTTCAACGATATCAAACGCGCCGTACCCGCTGCTCTTTCGAACCGCGAAAGGCCAAAAGACACATTCGTTCATGCCACCATTTGCGAAAAGGTCTGCAAGAAATAGCCGCCGCCGAGAATTGCGCATGCAACCACTCCCATCCAACTTCCAGCCCCTGAATTGCGGGGGTCTCGTTTCTTCGCGTTGATCGGTTCTTCATAGATGATGGCACCGAGGCCAAAGGCGTCCGCACCGTGCGAAGCCCAATCATGCTCTGGACCGAGACCGATATTGCGGGCCTCGTCCTTCCTTTCGTGATACCAGCCAAGCGCAGCGCGCCCTGCTTCCGTCGTATCTTCATTGAACCACATTGAAGGGAACAAACGACGTGCTGCCTCGATACGGGCAGCAGCAGCCCCCTTGCCTTGGTTTGGAACAACAGTGACGCGATACCCTGCGTCTCTTAGCGCGCTTTCATAGGAAACGTCGTAAACCTTGTCGTTCGTGGATCCGTCGTGAGGAAGCCAGAACTGCGCCCGATCAGGCGTGTAACCTTTCGATCGGCACCAATTCAAGTGAGCGGCAAGCGGCTGGCCTTGGGCCTCGTAATAGTCGAGGACGCGGATCTCACGCCCGACGAACTGCATCACCCAGATGACGAAAGCGTCAGCCTTAGCGCCAGTGCCGCCGATATCTACAATCAGTCGCAAAGTCATAAGCGGATCAGCAGCAACGCGGGAAATTCGCTTTTCGTTCTTTGCTGCTGCGAGGTGCTGCGCATAGTAAGCGCCGGCTGCTACGGTCAAATAGCCGCCCTCCCAGATGTGGTCGTATTGGTCTGCCTGAATGCGAAGGCAGTCTAACCGCTCTTGCTCAAGCTCCTGGTTGAACCAAGGATTGTCACGCCAATTGGCCTTGACCACGACAGCGCCTGTCGGCTTTTCAGGGCCGCGAAGCATTACATCGACAGGATCAGTCTTAAGGCGTGCGTTCCAGCTCCACCACATCTGCGAACCCGCCGCACGAATGGTCGGGCGTAGAAGATTGATTGATCGTTGAGATGCAGTCTGCGCTTCTTCCCACCATGCACGCTTGAACCCTTCAAGCGACTTGATGGACTCTGCCGTGTGGTCCTGCATGCCTTGGAAGATGATTGCGCCATCGCCAGGAGTTTCGATGACTTCCTTGAAAACCTTAAAGCCATCAGCCTCGCCAAGCCTGAAATCCTTCAGCTTCATTTCGATCAAGCGCTTGCTTGAGTCCTTCAGCGTCTTCTGGACTTCACGAATGCAAACCGAAAGCATGCCTTTTTCATAAAGGCTGTCTCCGATCAACATGCCGCCGAAGAAGTGAGACTTGCCTGATCCTCGACCTCCCCAAGCGCCTTTATCGCGGGCTGGCTCAAGAAGAGGCGCGAAGACCTCAGCTGTCGGGATTTGTAGGACGGACAATGCGGCGTTCTATGACGTGCACGAGATTGACAGGGTTTTCTTCGTCCCCACCTATCGTCACGGATGACAAATCAGGCAGCGACTTCTTCAAAAGGATTTCGATTGCTTTGAGACGGCTTGCGTCTAGCTCAACCGTTTCTCCCTGATCGCCTTCTTCGCCTAACGCAAAGCACTGCAAGCGTTTTACGAGCTGAATGGTCTTGATAGCAGCGCGAGTGCGCTCCTGCTGTTCTTTGCTTGGAATAGCCTTACGAGCGGCCATGCTTTGCACTCCCGGAGGTTGGTGCGGCGTCAGTTATGCGAGGCAGGTAATCCCCGTCGCAGTTGTCGAGGTCGAGTAGATGCGCCACGTCTTGATGGGGTTGTAACCAGCCTGACAGGCAAGCGTGATGGCCGTGCGCTTCTGCGTTGTCGGATCGTACATCTCGCAACGGATATTGCCGGCAACACCGACAAGGATGCATCGCGTTTCCATCGGCTGATCAGCCGTGTCGCTTAGCGTCGGGGTCCAGCCAAAGCCGGCTGGCGCGATATCGTCAAAGGCACTTGCCATCTCTACTGCTCCTGAACGCGAAAAGGCCCCTGAAGGGCTTGTTTGGTCTATTGGTGGAATATTATTCCAGATGTTGGGATATAGAGCCGCTGATTTTGATACGGCTAGGAATGAAATTCTACGAATTAGCGCATAGAAAGTATGAACGCTTCCACCAATGCCCATCATTAATGATAGGCGCATCATAACCCGGCCATTTCCAACCGTCTGGAACAGTAAGCTTTGATGGCTTTGGGCGCACTTTGCCAATGCGGCAATGCCTTAGCTGCTCATTGGTGAGATTGGCGATCTCTTTACGCATCAAAGCCGCAGTTCCGAATCTATCGTTCATCTCTGCCTCTTCGGAGTGTTTAGCCCTGCCTATTGGCGCGGGAGAAATGCAATGATTCCAAACACAAAGCCGATTGCAACGAATGTACCAAAGGCGAAAACCTGCCATTTGACGCCATGTTTGACGGCGCGGATCGCGGATATCGTTTGCGTAAACTTGTCGTCTGGCATTGTGCACCTGCCTATTGGACGGTGAAGTACGATACCTCTATTTCGTCATCATCGAGCGAAAGAAGCTCAACGCCGGATGATTGGGCCGATGCCTCGATAATGTCCTCTAAGAGGCTTAGGAGGGCCATGATACCATGTTGCTCTTGGTATGCTTTACAGTCCTTGATGAGGTCGCTGGCTGTCATGTAGACTTACCGCCTCCACATACATCTACCGATTATACCAATACGGTAGCCTTTCGGTTATGATTTGGCAAGAGGTCAGATGCAATCAGCCTGTCTAATCCCCTGCGAAGCCACGACATTTGCAGCATTGACATGGTTCGGAGGTTTTCGTGATCCATAACCGCCACGTTATGCACCGTCTGCCTAACCTGTGGGCCGTCTACGCATTGCTGGAGAACGCCTGTCATCCTCATCATGAGATTGCTGGCGTGTCGTGCCCTCTCTGCTCGCTCTGGAGAGATATCGCCATCGTGGCCTTTGATGGAGAACAGCGATTGAGCGCGAGCCGAGGGAAAGGCAATTCCCGTCAAACTGTGATAGCGTGCGATTGCCAGCGCGTATTCATTTCCCACTGCCAATTGTTCCTCAGTGATCTTGCCGTCTAGGAATAGGACTCCTAGCACGTACCCTGCCCGCTCATCCTTGGCCCTGGAGTCGGGAACGTTGTCATTCCAGCCGTTCATGCGCTTGCGAGATGCTACAGCCACGCTCATGGTTTCCTTCTGTGTCTCGGAGGGCTTTATCTTGCCGGAAGGAAAGCGCTCCATATCCTCTTTTCGAGGACGGCCGGCAGAGGAACGGCGGCGAACGCGCAATTTCAGAGACTTACTCACCATGGCGTGTCTCTCCACATTTCGGCTTTGGGCGGTCCCAATACGTAACCTTCATCGCGTGCAGCAATCGATTTTGACACACAGCGCAAAGATCATGAGTTCCCTCGATATCCGCTGGCCGGCAATATGGAATGAAGCCGCTCGCCTCAAGATGTATGCGGCCCCATCCTGAAGGATAGCCGTTAGGCTTTGTCTCTACCGTCGTATCGCAGCCTTCACAGGTGTAGAGCATCTTGTGGCTCATTCCCCTCCCTCCAGAGCTTTGGAGATCATGTCTGTCCAAGTGGCAATGATTTCCGCACGAAGACCAGGGATTTCTGGCCCTACTCCTATCATTGCTTCTGTTGGGATCTTCATTGCCTCTATGGCGGCGAGGGCATACCCTCTGGCACTTTCTTTCTCGCCATCACTAGCGTCAGCCCATGCGTACCCTCGCTCTGGAGAAACACCATGTTCATGAAGTGCCCTTGCAACGGTCTCGATCATGTTCATTCGCCTGCTCTCCGAGCTTCAGCTTCCATTCTCTTTTCACGTCTTTTCCGGCTATGATATGAGTTCGCCGTATTCCGTTGCCTGTCATATTTTCGAGCGCATTCCTCGTCACCGTCGAGCTTTGCGGCCCATTTGTTGTATGACCAGATTGCTACCGTATGGTCTCGGTTTAGAAGTCTCCCAATCTCTGGGAATGAGCGCCACGGCTGCTGTTTGCGGATTTGATACATGACCATCTGACGAGGCTCTGAAACCTGTGCATGGCGTCGAGCGCTTTTGAGCATATCAAATGTGACGCCGGGGTAATCCTGAAGCACGTCCAAAGCGATCTGCCTCATGGTCTTGCGTATCTCAGGCGGCGGTGAAAACTGCACCTCGAAAAGATAGGGCACATATTCAGATGACCATTCAGCCGCGAATGTCGAACACGTTGAAAGCTGCTTGATCTCGGCAGCATAGTCACGCTGGACGGCGATTGCCTTCTGTTCTGGCCTCTTAACCTTGCCGGCGAACCAGAGCCTTTCCTTGCGCTCCTTGTGAGCCATTGCCTGCCTTTGATGTTCTGTGATGTGCATATTCATGATTTGAAACTTCTCTCTGCTCTGCGAAGCTCTGCGGCTATGTATGCTTCCCTTGCTCCATTCGTGGATGAATTGGAGTTTCCTGCACTGATGCGAAGCTGATAGGACCGCTCTAGAGCAGCAAGATCGGTGTACGCCTCGCGATTGATCCAGGTAGCGGACAGCGGCACAAACTCCCGATCCTTATCCTTCATGGTGCGGAAGAAATGAGTTACGCCGTCTATGATGTCCTGTGGATCGGCTCCAGAGCGGACATGCTTGGTAAAGGCATCGCGGGCCAATCCCCTGCCGTCTGTGTGGCGGGCGTACTTGCGCCAGATGGTCCAGAACTCTGAAAATCCTTCTGGTTCTTCGCGTTTGGTCATTTAACGATCTCCACTTCTATGCCGTGGCATGCGCGCATCAGCTTTTTCTTGATGATGAAGTCTTTCGTCTGGACGCCCTTGACATCAACGACCCTGTTGCGCTTCTCTATGGCGTCATAAAAGACAAAATCGGGCTTGTAGGTGCAGACCAGTTGGCCGTTGACGGTTAGCGCGTAGGGCGTCTGAAGCTGGACCTCGAAGACCTCACCAGCCTTCTCTCGCAGCTTCAGGGCTGAATAATACCGGCCTTCCGTCGCGCTATCGAAGGTGATGCCGTCGATGACTACCTTACGATTGCCGTACTTCGATTTCTTCGGCTTCCCTGCCTGGGAGCGGTATTCAGCAGCGGACATGCCTGTCATAGCTTTCCCGCCTTTTTCATCATACGTTCGAGCGGGGAAAGGTGCTTTACGGGGACCTGATCAATCGACTTCACAAATCGGCCCATGTATTCCCTCTGCGCCTTCAGCCACATCTTGTATGGCCAGTATCTCCGCTCACCATAGGGGTATGCCGCCGATACCGCCTTCTTCCGTTCCTCGACTGGCAAGTCTGCCGGCAAGGTAGCGTCCAGCTTTCGAATGTGATCAACTGCGGAGTCGTACCAACTGCCAGTCATTTCGCCGCCTTTATCTCTGCTATGATCTTGACCATCTCAGCCCTTAAACTGGACTTTGATTGTTCTGTGTAATGGCGAAGGGAGGAACCGGCGCATTTAAGAATGCGTTCTAGGTATTCTTCGGGGGTCATGCTGCTGCCTTCCTGCGCTCTACGGCCTTGGCATAGGCGATGCGGAGTTCCTGATAGTGCTCCAGATTGGTGTGCTTGATATCGATATCAGTCTGAGGCCATGGGCGTTTCGTTCCCGGCCCATGATCTTCAAGCCACGTCGAGACGCTGGAAATTCTGCCGTCCAGCCAAGCGAGCATTATCTCTGGCTCTATCATTTGCATTCCTTGCATTTCCAAGTTCCAATTCGGCCCTCACGCAAGCACACTCCAAAGCCGAAAACTGCCCAATAGCCTGAACCACATTCACACTTGCTCATACTGCTCTTTGAAATGGTCGAACTCGCTCCGAGCGACGGCGCGGAAAGTTTGGGGTGTGTCATCAAAAAGTCCGTCTGCGCAGGACTTAACGAGGGCTTTTTCAATTAGGAACCTCCCTGCCCATGTCGGGAATTTCTGATTGTCCTTGACCGTGAAATAGAGATAATTGTTGCCGTGCTTCTCGGCCTCCTCGCTATTCGAGAACTGCCGGCACAAAAGCTCCCCACGCTGGGGCAGCCGCTGGAAAGCTACCTGAATGTTCTTGTGCAACTTCCTTTTCGCATTCTTTGCCATTTGCTTGCCTTCCTTGTTGGATTGGCGGGGCTGAATAAAAAGACCGGGGAGCATTCTCGCTTCCCTCGGTAGTTAGGGAGAGGCTTAGGAGGGTGACCAAGGCACGGTCTCGAACACACCAAACCCGCGCGCCTCAAGCTCTCTGAGTAAGATCAGACCGACATCAATAGTGTCGCCCGCAGGGCGGTTGAGAGTTGCGGAAGCGGCGCAGCCGAGGTTGTAGGCCGGGCCGTTGTTCGGCTGGTGCTGGTAGGTATAGGCTCGGCTCGGACCTGGCGGATCATACGCAGCGCCGTATAAGCCGAGGGTGCGAGTAAGTGTCAGATTCAGACCAGACGAACGGGGTTGCGCCCGGATAATGTCCATGGCGTAGCGCAACGCTGCGTTCCAACCTTCGTTATGAGCATACCCAGGCTGGTTTTTGTCCAGCCCTTCCATCTTTTTGAACAGGCTGGATAGAAGTTCCACGGCCTCTGGCGTCTTGTCGTTCTTCTCTGCTGCGTCGGTCATTGGGGTTCCTCCATCGGTACGGGCGATGGGTCCGCCTGATCTGCTGGCGACTTCAGCAACCCAAGCTGCCGTGCTCGGAAGAATGCAGACATGAGCGGGACGCCGAAGTGTTGGGCGCATCGCCGCACCGCAGCCTGATCTTCCTCCAAAAGGCTATTGAACTCTGTTTTCCAGTCACTCATCGGTCGAGCCCTCCGACGCAGCGGCGCGTAGGCCTTCGAAAGCATCGAACGGGACTATCCAGCACTTCTCACCGCTGGCGTCTTCGAAGCTGCCGGTATGGCCGTTGCGCTTTTTGTAGGTGTCGGACGCGGATGCAATCACGTCCCGTGCCGCAGCCTTGAGGCGCGCAACTCGCATCTGCTCTTGATGCTCGGTATCTACCTCTTCGCAAATCCTGGCAAAGTCCTCGACTTCCTTGTCAGTCATGTGCCACCACACGGCACCAAGGCCGCCGCACTCATGACAGCCGCAACCGATGGCGGTTTGCAGCGCCGGGCTGTAGTCATATTTCTGTGTCGGGTGCCCGTCTTCGGTGTCGTAGCATCCGGTGCAAGGCTGCCAATGGCCACCGCTTTCCTTGACCTCTTCGGCTATGCCGATAAGGGCAGGATCACCCCCTGAACGATCCAAGGGCGATGGGGTCTTGTTATCTTCGGTCATCACTCACGCCTTCTCTTCTTGAATTTTCCGCCCAGCCACAAAATCAGCCAGCCGAAGAATGTTCGGATCAATCGCTTTCTCCCGTTCGCGCTCATACGCTTCGTCCATCTTGCTGCATGCGTTCTTGTAGGCGTCGTAGGCGGT